TATGTGAAGGAACCTGTTCCCGGAATTTATGATTGGGTAGTTAACTTTGACCTTAACTCACTGTATCCACACCTCATCATGCAGTATAATATCTCTCCTGAGACCCTTCTGGATGACCGTGTGAGCGGCATTAACGTAGACAAACTACTTAACCGCGAGATTGATACGAGCACCTTAGATGGCGTTACTATGTGTCCTAACGGAACTTTGTTTACTACGAAGAAGCAGGGTTTCCTTCCTAAGTTGATGCAGAAAATCTATACGGAGCGCACAATTTACAAGAAGAAGATGCTTGCTGCCAAGCAAGAGTATGAGAATACTAAAGATCCTCAACTTGTTAAGGACATCGCTAAGTATAACAACATTCAGATGGCACGTAAGATCCAACTGAACTCTGCTTATGGTGCTATTGGTAATGAATACTTCAGGTATTTCCGACTAGAGAACGCTGAAGCAATTACTCTTTCAGGACAACTCTCGATCAGATGGATTGAGAATAAGATGAATGAGTATCTCAATAAAATTCTAAAATCTGGTGATAAAGATTATGTCATTGCTGTGGACACTGACTCCATTTATCTTGATCTGGGCGATCTTGTTAAGAACGTATTCAAAGGAGGAACGCCGTCTGATAAGAAGGTTGTCAATTTCCTTGATAAGATCTGTAAGGTGGAACTTGAAACTTATATTGAAAGTTGTTACCAAGAACTGGCGACGTATGTAAATGCCTACGAGCAGAAGATGGTAATGAAACGCGAGAACATCGCTAACCGTGGAATCTGGACTGCTAAGAAGAGATACATTCTTAATGTGTGGGATAGTGAGGGCGTTCGTTACAAGGAACCTAAGATGAAGATCATGGGACTAGAGACGCAACGTTCATCTACACCTGCATATTTCAGAGACAAACTTCTGAAGGCATACAAGATCATGATCAAAGGCACTAACGATGACATGATTGATTATATTAGTGACATCAAACGCGAGACCCAACAGCAAAATTATATAGATATTGCATTCCCCCGAGGATGTAATGGTCTTGAAAAATACAGGAGTTACTCGGAGATTTATAAGAAGGGTACACCTATTGCTGTCCGAGGTGCATTATTGTATAATCACTATCTCAAGCAGCATAAAATTACTAATAAGTTTCCTCTTATCCAAGAAGGAGAAAAGGTAAAATTCATTTACCTCAAAACACCAAACCCTATTGGTGAGAATATCGTATCATTCTTTAATACGCTTCCTAAAGAATTTAAGTTAGATCAATACATTAATCATCAGAAGCAATTTGAGAAGTCCTTCCTGGAACCTCTGAAATCTGTGATAGAATGTATTGGGTGGAAGCATGAGCGCACTGGCTCATTAAGTAGTTTCTTTTCGTAATCATTATGTCATTTTTAAACAACGTTATCAAGGAGTTAGATAATGAATTTGCGTCAATTGTTGATGAAGGCATCGCCGCAGGAGATTGTGATACTTTTGTGGACACCGGTTCTTACATTCTCAATGGTCTTGTGTCTGGGAGCATATTTGGTGGTCTCCCGTCAAACAAAGTCACCGCCCTTGCAGGAGAATCAAGCACAGGGAAAACCTTCTTTGCTCTGTCGATTGTAAAGAACTTTCTCACACAAAACTCTAAGGGTCAGGTAATTTATTTTGAGTCTGAATCTGCTATCTCTAAGAGCATGATGTCAACTCGCGATATTGATGTGAAGCGTGTGGGTCTTGTCCCCGTAACAACGGTTCAGGAGTTTCGCACTCAAAGTATTAAGATCGTTGATGAGTATAATAAACTTAAGAAAGAGGACCGCCCACCGCTCTTATTTGTGCTAGACTCTTTGGGTATGCTATCAACCTCCAAGGAAGTTGCTGATGCATCTGATGGTAAGGAGACACGCGACATGACCCGTGCTCAGGTAATTAAATCTATCTTTAGAATTTTGTCACTGAAGCTGGGTCAGGCAGGCATTCCTTTGATTGTTACTAACCACACTTATGAAGTTGTCGGTGCTTATGTCCCAATGAAAGAAATGGGTGGTGGTAGTGGTCTGAAGTATGCTGCTTCTAGTATTCTATTCCTCGCCAAAAAGAAGGAGAAGGATGGCACTGAACAAGTTGGTAACATCATTAAAGTGAAGGCACATAAGTCTCGCTTCACTAAAGAAAATTCTATTGTAGAAACGAGGTTATTCTTTGACGAACGTGGACTTGATAAGTATTATGGACTACTGGAATTGGGTGAGAAGCACGGAGTCTTTGAGCGTATTGGGAACCGTGTTAAGACTGAGCATGGGAATGTATATCCTTCTGCTATCTACAAGGATCCCGAGAAGTTCTTCACTGAAGAAATCCTCCAAGCACTTGACGAGTGTGCCAAGAAAGAATTCTGCTATGGATCTTGATGGAAGTAATTGAAAGCACTATCCTGAAAAATCTCGTTACTAACGAGAGTTATATGCGTAAGGTTATTCCTTATGTGAAACCAGAATATTTTATTCACTATGCTGATAAAATTCTGTTTGATATTATTAATGAGTTTGTGGTTAACTATGGTCAACCACCTACTAAAGAAGTACTTTCTATTGAGGTTGATAATCGTAAGGATCTGAATGAAGATTCTTACAAGGAACTGCAAGTAAAGATTGCTGACATTGATAACACTGAAGTCGATGATCGTTGGATCCTTGAGACTACAGAGAAATGGTGTAAGCAACGTGCAGTTTACTTGGCACTACTGGAGAGTGTTAAGATTGCTGATGGTAAGGATGAGAAGAGAAGTGAGGATGCTATTCCATCAATTCTCCAGGAAGCATTGGGTGTTTCTTTTGATGAGCACATTGGACACGATTACATAGATGATTATGAAAGTCGCTATGAGTACTATCACCGAAGTGAAAACAAAATTCCGTTTGATTTATCTCTCTTCAATAAAATTACGAAGGGTGGTATTTCTAATAAAACTCTTAACATCGCCCTTGCTGGTACAGGTGTAGGTAAATCATTATTCATGTGTCACTGTGCTGCTGCTACCCTTCTACAGGGTAAGAATGTATTATACATCACATTGGAGATGGCGGAAGAGAAGATCGCAGAACGTATTGATGCTAATCTTCTCAATGTCAATATCAAAGACATTGAAGAACTGCCGGAACAAATCTTTAGTTCAAAGATGGCTAGACTGGCACAGAAGACTACTGGTAAACTTATCATCAAGGAATACCCCACAGCGTCAGCACATAGCGGACACTTCAAGGCACTCCTGAATGAACTTTCACTTAAGAAAAGTTTTACACCTGACATTATCTTTATTGATTATCTAAACATCTGTGCATCATCACGATATAAAGGAGCACTTGTAAATTCTTATACTAACATTAAAGCAATTGCGGAAGAACTTCGTGGACTTGCTGCTGAACATAACGTCCCTATTGTTTCGGCTACTCAGACTACTCGTTCTGGTTATGGTTCTAGTGACATTGATCTTACTGATACCTCTGAGTCTTTTGGACTACCTGCTACTGCAGACTTTATGTTTGCTCTTATCAGCACAGAAGAACTTGAAGGCATCAATCAACTCATGATCAAGCAACTTAAAAATCGTTATAACGATACTACATCTTTTAAAAGATTTGTTATCGGCATTGACAGATCAAAGATGAGGTTGTATGATGTAGAGGAGTCCGCTCAGGTTGACATTGTTGACTCAGGGCAGGAGCAGTATGACTTTGAGGAGATTGCCAAGTCTCAAAGTAAATCATCTATGGCAAAGTTAACTGACTTCAAATTTTAATCTATGACTATTGACACACAAAAATACCTTGACTTTGTTGACGCTGTTACATCAGAACAAAGCAAGGACTATGAGGCACTTATCTATCGTCTTCAAGAACTAGAGGGGCAGGAGTTTCCTAGTGAGAGATTACTTACTGCTGCTGTAGGAATGTCTGCTGAGGCAGGTGAGTTCACTGAGATTGTTAAGAAGATTATCTTCCAGGGTAAACCTGTCAATGATGAAAATCTGTTTCACCTCAAACGTGAACTTGGAGACATCATGTGGTATGTTGCTCAAGCATGTATGGGACTGGATACATCCATTGATGAGATCATTGAAATGAATGTGGAGAAACTTGAGAAACGTTATCCTGGTGGATCTTTTGATGTCCATCATTCAGAGAACCGTAATGAAGGAGATGTATGATTAAACTTGAACTTGATGTGAGAAGTGCAGTTGCTGTAAGGCAAGCATTATTTCGTGAACAGAATGGATATACATTAGATGTATTCTGTTGCCCAACAAGAATCATTGATATTCGTAATATCATTGCAAACATTGACAATCAAATTGAGGAGGAACTTAAAAATGAATTTGAATCCACTAACAACTGACGAAGTCCATGCAGCATCAGATAGGTTCTTTCCCCTGTTTGATATTATTCTCAGGAATATGCCTGAGGGTTCAAAGACTGAAGACTGCATAAAGGTAATGGAGTCTGTTTGTGCTCTTGCACATAAGATGAGACTTGAAGAT